GCCGGCGATATCATAAGCAATGAGGTTTGGCATAGAACGACGAACGAGGCTGATTAGGATTGGGTCATAACCAGCGAGGTTTCCGGCGGATCCTGCTGCTTGTGTGACGCTAAAACCACCACCCATGCTGTTGGCTGGAGTTTCTACGAGATATTGCTCTCGGAGAGCCTTTTCTTGGTTCTCTAAGAGGACAGCAGTTACCTTCTTGCGGTAGCTGTCTCCGATTGATGGAAGTGCTTCGTGAGAGAGTAGTGGTTCCCACTTCTCAGTTAGCACATCGTAAGATGAGTTAGTTGAAAAATCCATTTCTATATTCTCCTTAAATGTGTTTAGAAATTAGAGTTTGTTTGATTTAGCAATGCGACCTAATGCGTTTACATAAACGCCCATAGATGAGTTGCTATCTTGAGTAAATTGCTTGTTAGTTGTTTCTTCTACGAGATTGTTTACAGATGGTGCGTTAACGAAATAGTTTTCTTTAAGAACATTTAGTTTTTCTGCATACTGCTCTAGGGTTTCAAATTCGACGCCCTCAGCAAGAGATCCAAACTTTTCTACTTCTACATCACTCAAACCATCTGCAATGTGAGAGAAAACTTGTCCTGCTTGTAGTGCAAGAAGTTCTTTTTCTAGTTCAAAGTTCTTATTGAGTTGTTCGTTAAGATTTGCTTCTAGTTCTTCGTTTTCCGAGAAAAGACCATCGATTACATCATACTTCTCTTCTGGAACTTGAATGTAGTGTGATTCAAAGAGTTCCTTTAGACCAGACATGAAGTTCTCAGCGATTTCGGTTCTGATACCGTTCTCTACTGCTAACTTGTTCTCTTCCATCCACTCTTCTACCACATAACCGAGGTAGTCATCGAGTCTTTCTGCTAGTTGAGAAACAGCAGATTCTACTTCTTCTTGGACAACTTCTGCGGCTTCCGAAAGAACTTGTTCTTTGAGTTCGTTTACTCGTTCGGTGACTGCTGCTTCAAAGATTGTTTTGGCTTTGTTCATGAACTCTTCAGTTAGAGTTTCGCCATTAAAGAGTGCTTCAAGGTGTTCCTCCATAGAAACTTTTTCTTCCTCTTCGCCCGACTCTTCTTCGCTCTTCTTGGCTGGAGCAGAACCCTCTCCTTGTGGACCGGGAGGTACACTACCAGGTCGGAGAGTTCCCATGTTTTTAGCGGATGAACCTTCAGCATTCCAATTTTGGAATGGGTCCCATTGTACTGTTTTGCCGTCGGCTGTTTGTGGAGCAGCACCGTTGGCAGCATGTGTTGGCATAGATGATTGTTTTTGCATATGTTTTCTGTCCTCTGTATAGAACTATTGTTATTTAGTAAAAATTGATTTTTAAGGCTTAAGTGTTGGTCACATTATTGCCATATTGTAACATCACTTACTCCAACATTCCTTGCGGCAGCCTTTACTCTTGCTATGGTATTTGGACTTAATGGCGTAGGGGGTTCACCTGCTATTGCAGCAGATCGTGTCATAGGTGGAACCTGTTGTTTAGGCAGTTGCTGCTCTGTGGATGGTATTAATGTAGATTGATTTGTCGGAGTAAATTTAGATACTTTTGGTTGTCCGCTTTGTAGTCTTGATGACCATGGATTTAATCTGTTAACCATTGATCCAACAGATCTTGCACTAGTTGCAGACAAATCTGCAACTGTTCTTCCACCAGTCACATTAGAACTATATCTTCCTATACTTTGAATGCCTTTAACCACTGGCACAATTGCCGCTTCTCGGTTATTTCCTCTGTAGTAGATTCCTCTCGCCGCACCTATAACACCGGGTATTTTTTTAACTAAGCGTTCTCCTCTACCAGCGCGTAATGCGGCTAGTTTTTGTTTTGCTCTTTCCTGTCTTTCTGCTGCCGGTGTTTGAAAATCGCGGTCACTTGTGTCTACGGTACTTAGATCTGGCTCTTCAGGACCATCCCTAGTAATAGTTGGTTGTGGTGAAGGAGTTGAAGAAGATTGTTTATTTTGTGCTTGGTATATCTGATCAAAACTTTGAATCACACCGCTATTTTGAAATTTACCTCCGCCCAAGACTCTTGTTTTAGGAGGCAATTTTATAGTTCTGCCGTCCGGTCCCGTGTGGGTTGTCCATCCAGACATATCATCCTGTTGCTCGTTTATGAGTTGTAGGTATGATTTAAAAGAAAGCATTATAATTTTCTCAAGAATTGTTCAAACAAAGTTAATGCCTTTTTTTCTATTTTCTTTGTAGAACCTTTGGACAATTGTTTCTTTGCTTCTACTAAATCTTTTTCTAACCAAGATCCATTGTTCCAAACCCATTCTTTTCCTTCCATGATTCCGTTAACGAATGCACCGGGAGCAGATGGGTCTGCTACTATATCCACCGCAGAAAGCATTAAATCACCTTGAACAATCTTTTTTCCATTTTGCTCAACAAGTGATCCCATTGCTCTGGAACTAACTCCTAATTTGGCTCCCTCACGAATGAGTTCTCCTGCAATTTTACCCATTGGAGTGCTTTCCATTATTTTTGCCTTTCCGTAAACCTTATTTTTACGGAATTCTAACATGACTATTCGGTGACTAACGCGATCCAAATTGATTGTTGGACCTGTTGGGTGTCCTAGTTCACCAAATGCACGATTGCAATGCACAAACTCGGTGATATATCTTCCCACTTCTTTATTCAGTGTTTCGTATGGATATACTCTTCCATTACGGTTTACCTCATCAGAAACCATGAAGACTCCCTCAATAAAGAGAGACTTTTTATCGTCAGTTCCTTCTACGAGATAATTAATTTCTTCAATGGTTTCTGTAATAAGTTTCATTTTATTTTTTCTTATTTCTTAACTTTTTAAAATCAGCAGCAGTTAGTTTTCCTTTTGGTTCTGCAACATCAAGTTTGTGCTGCTTTCCCTTTAATTCTTCACTAATACCAGACATACCAAATGCCTTTTTATTCATTTCTTCTGCTTCGTTTTCACCACAATTTTCACAGCCTTCGTCTTCATAGACAAGACCGTCTTCGCCCATTTCTTCCTCTTCTTCGTCTTCTTCGTCTTCTCCGTATTCATAGACAAGACCGTCTTCGCCCATTTCTTCCTCTTCTTCTTCCTCTTCTTCTTCCTCTTCTTCTTTCTCTTCCTCTTTTTTGTGCTTCTTCTTCTCAAGTAAAGAAGTCAATTCATTTCTATAAAGATTTTCATCTAACTCTTCGCTTGAGTCTTCATCTGATTCTTCAACGGATTCTTCGTCAAGGAATGTGTTTGGCGCATATTCATCGAACTTTTGCTGAAGTCGTTCAGACAACTTTTGCATTAATAGTTCGTGTGCAAGTTTTTTGGTTTCTACAACATTTTCTTGAATTACATTTTTGATTAGATCGTTGGTGTCCATTTTTATCTCCGGTATAATTTTTCCGCAGTTTTTACTGCTTTCTTGAAACTATGATCAGATTCAAGAATTAGGTTTATTAATTTGTCCTTATGTGAAGTATTTAGAGTTTTGTAAAGTTCTGCCAAATACTTAGCCATAGTGGGGGTCAATTCCAGTTGGGAACCATCTTTCGCGGTAATCCAATTTGTTCTATTGGTGTTTATCGCATTATTAACTTCTTGAATTGGCATATATTCAATCTGAGTGCTTTCAAGTTGAATATCGTTTTTTTGTGTGTTTTTTGGTTTTACTTTTATACTTTCAAACAACTTTGAGCACTGTTCCATATATTTTTTGGCGACAGTTTCAGTGAGTTTAGTTGCAATTAGAGAATTTAATTCTTTTTTGAAAGAATCTTTATCTTCTGCTAGTAGTGCCTGAAACTCCCGTCTTAGTGTCATTGTTGCTGTTCGCCTTCTTCTGGTTGTGGTTCTAACCCAAGTGCTAACATTTGTTGTTGTTGTTCTACGCTCTTAATCAATGCTTCTTGTTGTTCTTTAGCAATTTGACCATTAATTTCAATAATTTCTTCGTCGGTTTGCTTTAAGATATTCTTTCGAATGAACTCATCAGAATAGTATCTTCCAACAAAAGCCGACAAAGTATTTAGCATATCCATGCGGTCACGAAGAATATCATTCTCTTTTAATTCATTAAAGTAAGAATCTTTATTGAACTTATACGCAATATCTTGTTGAATTTTATTCCACTCATCTTCTGTCATGATTCCTTTAAGAATCAATTGTGACTTTAGAAGATCAGTTAATAGGCTAGAAAATCGAAGTCTTAGTCGTTCAATGAATTTATAGAATTTGATTTCATCTCTTGTAATTTCAGCAGAACGACCCATGTTGAATCCGGTTTCAGATTCTAGTCTGGAAATTGGAACATTTAATGCTCTGTATAATTTCTTCTGGAGATATAGAACATCTTCCATTTCTCCAAGGTTTTGCCCACCATCTAGGGTGGTTATTTCAGTTCCTCTACCACCCTCTCTTCTTGGCATCCAGAAATCTTCTAACATATGCATGTGATTTCTGTCATCCCGAATTTGACCAGTTGCTGAATCGTATGTTATTTTGTTACGATAGCGATTCATTATTTCTCGGAGATATTGTTCAGCCTTTTGTTTTGGTAAATTACCAACATCGACATAGAATATTCTTCGTTCTGGTGCTCTGGATATTCTATAAATGACAACGGCATCTTCAATTTGTCGTAACATGTTCAGAGGACGAATTGCTTTTTGAAGATAGCCAACCACTCTTTTTGTTACTGCATCGATGTTGCCGGAATGGGAATAGGAAACAGAATCTAAAGTGAACTTATATCCTGCTGGTGTTGTTGGATATAAAGCCTCTTTGTCTGTATCAGCATAGACATAATATTCCTCTATCTTTTTGACGAAAGGAATGATTTGTCCATTAGACACTCTTGCTTTATCTTTTTCTACTTTTCTTACCTTTTTGATCTTTACTGGATCTATTGGTATTAAAGAAATTAAACCTTTTTGGGGATTTTGTTTATCTATTTCTTTATAGTAATAAATTTTGCTGTCAACATACCAACGACGGAATATTTCATGGCACTTATTCGTAAAATCTAATAGTTTTAGTATGTTGTTGTATTCAAAGTAAATTTTTGTTTTAATTGAGTCCGGAAGATTAACATAATCCAAATTAAGTTTTATTGGTTTTCTGTCTTCTCCGGGAACTATAGATTCATTTACAATGTCTTCAATTGCCGCATCAACTTCTGGATGTAGAGCCATTCCTCTATACTGATTTATTAGTTGGTTTTCATCCCTAATAGAACCGGAGAAGTCAATGGATGTGCCAAAGACTCCTCCGGTTTCAAATGTATATGTTCCGTCGTATGGTTCAGGAGTTACTGGAATCTGAGTAGATTCTAGATTGGGTTCCTGTTCTTTCTTCTTTCCAAAACTAAAACCAAATATATCAGTTAGTGCCATAATGTATTTATTCTTTCTATTTTACCCAACCATTTTTACTGCGTTATATTGCGCTTTGAGCCAGATCAATACCAGTATAATGACTATAAGCAATTTGAACTTGGAATTGTGTTAATTGATTTGCTGCTCCCATATCCAATTGAACAGGACCAACCTGTACTGGCCATGCATTTTGTAATTGTATGGTTTTTATTGCAGTATCGGTTTGATGATCAAGGTGTTCCACTGTTATGGTGCAGAAATTTGGTTGATGTACTCTATCATCTGCTAAGTTGTCAACATGGCTATTAAATTTTTCAGACCAAAGATGCCATGCTTGCCATAAACCAATTCCGTTATCGTCTAAAAGTGTTACTGTCCATTCATTATATGAACGGTCGCCTGGAAATTTATAAATTCTTCCTCTAAATGGAATAGGAATTATTCCGACATTACTTTCCGGAAGAGCAGATGCCATACAATATATTCCTTCTGGACCAAACAAATCACCTATATCTGGGGCATTGCCGCTAATTCTAAAACGATTAGGTCTAGTACCACCTTGAAATTGATTAATGAATGTGGAAATTGAGTGAATGCTTGACATTAGAATTCTCCTATGTGTTTATATTTATTATAGTTCCACATCAGTATTTACATTGGTAATAATAATTCTTACAAAGTTAATAGACTTAGTTGGTTTAATAAAGATGTCGGCAACAAATTGATTTGCATCAACTACAGTGCCTGGATTATTTGTTTCGTCACAAACTACTTTATATTCAACCAATCCTCTTCCCTCAAGAATTCTTTGTAAGAATCCACTTGCAGCATTTCTAAACTGCGAACGAGTAGTTTCATCGTTTACTTCAAATAGAACTCCTCTTGCGGTATTTCCAAGAACTCTTTTGATATAATTAATCAATCGAACAACATTTACTCTAGTCAAAGTAGATGTATCATCAGATTCTTTGGTTTTATCGCCAAATAGGAATGTTCCTTCTCCGGGGATTCCTATTACTGGGTTTACATCAACCGCATATAGGTTATCTTGTTCTGTGTTGTTTGGGTTTTTCTTAAGTCTAACGACATTTAGGATTCTTCCTCTGGTTGTGCCTGCGGGGGAGAACCAAGGCTCACTTACCCTATCGGTTCTTGCAAAACAACCAGCGACATCAGATGCAAGAGGAACATCTACAAAGTTAGTTGTAACAGTTTGATTAGAAAGACCCAACATAACTTTTTCGCCACCAACTACAAATGATCTTTCACTTGCACTTGGATTTGGAAAAAGAGTGGCACCAGATGGAACGCTTCCACCAGTATATCCGGCGTATGTTACTCCAATTATAGCGATAATATCTTCTCGTTGATCTCGCACTAGTTCAACTTTAGTTAACTGTGTTTGAGTTAAAGAACTGGTGAAAATGGTATCTAATGGAATGCTAGAATCATAAAATGCAGTTTCATCCTCTGCAATTCTTAGAATTCCACCATAACTCAGATAATTATATGCGGAGTACCAGTCGGTTTTCCACGCTCCGGTTGGACCAGAGCCAGTTACACCACCATAGGTTGTGCCATTTAATAAAGTTACCCACTCACCTAACGAAGAGAGCGTCATATAATTGTTATCTTTGTCCAAAGTAGTTCCAAAGATTTCAACTAAACTTGGGGTGGTTAAACTTAGCATTCCTGATGCATGTGGACTGCCACCTTCTGAACCCGGAACGATGAAGGAATTGTCTACAACTGTAACTGTTACATTTGGTCGTGTCATTTTAATCTCCTAGAGATGCCTTACTGGTTTTATTTATGAAAACCAATGTTTTGGGGGTTCCTGCGTCCAATAATCATTTCCATCGGAAAATGATTTAAGATCATCTTCCTCGTAGGAAGAAATAAAACCAAATGGAGATAAATCGTCTTCTAATTGTTTAATTTCGTTCTTAAATAGTGCCAATCTGGTGTCTAAATTGGTAATTTCTTTAAAATATGGCTGTCTGGTTAACCAAGAAAACAGAACCAAAGACATTACCAAGTCATCTGTATGACCATCCTCGGCGGAATAACTTTGTGCTTTGCTAACAAAAGACATTAATTCTGTCAAAATGTCGTAATCTTCGAGAATCAATTTATCTTGTTCTATTAAGTTTTTAAGAACAGAACACCCAACTCTTTTTACTTGACTAGTTGTTCGGACACCAAACACGCTCTCTCCCTTTCCAAACCCACCCGAAACAACTTGTCCTTTTCTGCCTTTCATGCTTGTCATTAGAATATGTTCATACTCTAATTCGCTATGAAGAATATCTGCAACTTGACCACCAATATCATTTATTTCTACAAAGACATATGCTTTGTTATATTTGTAACCTACTTTTTCTATTACTGTGGGAAATAACATAGGTGATATAAGATTGTTTCTGAACTTACATACCATTTTATAGGGAGAAGATGTCGCATCAATTACAGTGAAAGCACTATAATCCTTTCCTTGTCCTCTCGCTGTATCTACGGTTATGAAATACAAATGATCTTCTTTTGGTTCTTCATAGACAGTTAACCCTTCTTTTGTTACTAATATTGGTTCTGCCCATGTCATTGCATTTAATTTTGCGGTAGATATTAGAGTATTAGAAGAACCAAGAAAATTACATTCAAACTCGGATTCGAACTGCTTTTCCGATGTCTGTTTGATCATTTCCTCTTTCCACTTTTGATCTCTAAGTCTTCCTCCTGCTGTAATAGGAACTTGAGACCAGTGAACTTCTATGGGAACATATTCATTCTTTGTGGGATCTCCAGCCTTTCTTGTTGCACCTTTCCACAACTTATAAAACATATTTAAACCATTTGGTGTTGAAATAATCAATACCTTTGTGCTTACACCCGATGTAATTGTAGGAAACACGGAACTAAAGAATTCTTCTGCAATGTTTTGCGGGACGAACGCAAATTCGTCAAGAAACAACATGTTAAAAGATCCACCACGGACCGCAGATGCAGAGGTAGATGATGCTAGGATCTTTGATCCATTTTCTAATTGAATAGAACCTTTATTCCATTCAAGAATTCCTTGCTGAATCCATTTTGGCAAATATTCGTATGCCAACTTTAATCTAGAAAGCATCTCTCTTGCGGTTGATTGTTTATTTGCAAGTATTGCAACACTCATATTTTGGTTGAACAAAATATAGTGAAGAATATAACCAATTACTGTTGTAGACTTTCCAGACTGTCTTGGTAGTTTTGCAATAATATATCGATTATCATGGAATTGTTTTACCATTTCTTCCTGATAATCATACAGTTCAAACGGAACAAGACCTTTATCTAGAGTTACAATCTTTATGTAATTTTTAATAAAGTAGACGGGATCGTTAGCACATTTTACATACTCTTCGACCTGTTCTTTTGTGAATTCAATTTTTACACCGGGACCCTTTAGGTTTGGGTTACCCAGATAACTTTTATCCTGTGGCTTCCCCATCGTTTAATGCTTTCTTTCTACTTCGGTCTTTATTTACAAGATCCTGAAGATCACTTGTTGAACCAACATAAATTGCATTTGTGGTGTTGTTTTTTACTGTAATGTTTTCTTTTTGAGCATCTTTTTTCTGCTGATGTAGATCCATAAGATCTTTATTCATCTCTGCTAATTGTTTAGCAAATGTAGAAACAACTTCAAATCCTCTAGGTGAATCTAGGCTTTCAGCAAGAGAAATAGCATTTTCTAAACTTGCCATTCCCTTTTCAATCAACTGTTTCATGTTGGTTCTAGCATATTCAAAATCAGATTCTATTTTTTTATCTTGTGCTTCTTCTGATTTTGTTTTTTGAACCAATACTTGCTTGGGTTCTGATGATTTAAACTCAACACCCAAACTTTGTGAAATTGAATCAAACACTGGGGGGATTTCTTCATTCATAAATCTTCATCCTCAAATACATTAACAGATGCTTCTTTGATTATTCCAGAACCACCTTCTAGTATTTTTCCAAATATATGTGCTTTGGCTACAAAATTCAAAGTACTCGTTACCATTCTTCTTGATAATAAGTCACCATCATAAGTGTCAGATGAACGAACCCCTGTTAGAACAATCGGAACATCAACATGGGTGTCGAGATTGTTCATTTTTAAGGTAACTATGAACTCTGGTGAAAAATAAGGCAATATTTGTTCGACTATCTGTAGATTGTCTTCTACATTTCTCGTATAAACTCCAACTTCAAATTGAACATTGTATGGAACTTCAGTGAACCCTCTATAGGTTTTATTCTGTTCTCCGGTTCCTGTTGATTTCATTTTTTTGTTTATTTTGTTTATTTTTCTTGATGGATCATAAACCATGTCTGTCATTGAAAATGACATTTTTGGAAGATATGTTTCCAATTTTACATTATTTGAAATCGAACTTGCTTCGTTTAGTCTTCTAATAAATTTTTCTTTACTAGAATATGTCAATGGAACTCTGCTTCTTTCCATTGTGCCAGTTGGTGTCCTTTTTTCTATGTAAATTTCATCAAATAACCCACCAAAGGCAAGGGTCAATTTTCTTAATGTTTCGTTGTAAAAATAATCAAACATTAGTAATTACCCTCTGAGAATGGATCTACATCAGTGAAATCATATATTCCAGTCAAGTTTCTATCGATTTCTATAATATCGTTATCTCCCAGTGTTTTGTTAGTTGCTGGAGATATTGGAATTACAATATTTGTTCCAGTTATGCCAGACACATAATATTCTGTTCCGGAACGAGTTCCTTTTATTGTTTGTAAACCATAAGCAAAAGATCCACTTATTCCGATTACTTCTAGTGTTTTTTCTTCTAGATTGTGTCGAATTAAAGACGCCTCTGCTGTTGCGTTTTCATATGAACCATTGGTGACTCCTAAAACTTGGAATAGAATTTCTCCATCGAAATATCTTCCTGCATCGCTGACTCTATTCCCTAACGTCATTTGATATGTGCTTGTCTTTATTTCATCTTCGACTGCATCTATATCAGTATTACCAGTTTCAAATTCATCACCATTGATTGTAGTGAGTTCACACACTAACAAGTATGTGTAGAGTTTTCCTGCTTGGTAAAATGGATTTTCGTGTTCTACAAAGTTAATTTCAAATAAAGCCTTTGTTAATGGAAAAAAGATCAGATCTCCCTCGCGTGGACGAGTTATGCCATATCTTTCTGATATT